AAATTATTTACTATTAGCACGTCCCTTATAATTATCTGTTAATTTATGACACTCTTCACATAAGGTTATGCCATTTTTTAAATTCCATAATTCTTTACATTTTCTAGCATCTAAAGTACCTTTGACATTATTTTCTTTAATAATTTTACTAAATCCTTTTATGTGATGTGCCGTTATATATACACCCCTTTTATTACAAGTTTGACAAGTCCAATTATCCCTTTCAAAAATTGATGTTTTCCATTTTTTATATTCTGGCATCATTCTACATAATTTATCAATCTTTGATATTCCACCTTTCCAGTTATGATGATTTCTACCAAACGGTAACTTTCGGTTTTTCATTGATAAATGCCATTTTGCTGATTGTTTTAATGCTTTACGGATATTATCTTTATGATGTTTAGAGAGTTTTCTACCTTTATTCCATTTACCAGTTCCAGATTTTATAGCAGATTTACTCATTTTTTCTCTAGTTTCTTTTGACAATTTTTTACCTAATCTTACTTCACTCATTTTCTTTATAGTTTCTTTAGAATAACCATATTTTTCACGACATTTTCTTGAGCAGAAAAAAGCAGTATTTTTTCGATAAGGAAATACTTTGAAAAGTTTACCACATTTTTTACAATATTTTATAACCATATAATTTAATTATAGCATAAATATGATAACATTGAAGATAAACACAGTCGATAAGTCAAATAATGTAGTTTGGGTTGGTTGTAGTGCTCATAAAAAATTAACAAGATTAGTAGATACAGCAAAGTTTACAGTCAGAAAATACGGAAGCATAACATACACCCCGACAGTCGGTGATGACATAGAAATAAAAGAGGGGACTGATGTTATCTTTGCTGGTGAAGTGCTTAATTGGAATGAAAGAGTTGAAACGAGCAAGGGAGTAGTATTTGATATAAATTGTGTTGACTGGCTTTATAAGTTTGATAGCGAAACTGTATCAGAAGCGTATGAGAGCCAGACAATACAACAGATTATAGACCATATTATTGCTAATTATACCAGTGGCGGATTTACCTCGAATAATGTTGACGGTACTTTCACAATAGACAAGATAGTTTTTAATAATGTATATCCGAGTGCCTGTTTAAAAAGATTAGCGGATATATTAGGTTATGATTTTTATATAGATGAGGACAAGGATATTCATTTTTTTAGCAAAGAGACAAATACCGCTCCATATGATTTAGAAGACGATAGCGGTAATTATGTTTATAAGAGCCTCGCGCGCAAGATTGACGGCTCACAGATAGCAAACAGAGTTATAATCGGTGGCGGGCAATATAATGCAAGCACATATACAGATGTCATTACTGTAAGCGGGGCAGATTCAAAGTCATTTTCTTTGCCTTATAAATTTGACAATTTGACAATTAGAATAGATATCGGAGCTGGCTGGGTTGCTCAAGATATTGGAATAGATAATATTGACGATTATGGAGCAAGTGTTGATGTATTATATAATTATCAAGACAAGATGATACGATTTGAAAATGTTTTAGCAGACGGTGATAAGATAGAATTTTCAGGCAATCCTAAAGTTGATGTTTTAGCAATAAGTGAAGAGCCAGATAGTATTGCTAAATATGGCGTTAAGACTAAATACATTGAAGACAAGTCAATAGAGGATTTAGATATAGCGAGAAAACGAGCGTCAGCAGAATTAGCAACATACGCCGAAACTGTGGAAGATGTTAAATTTAAAACATTGACAAGCGGATTGAGGGTCGGGCAATATATAAATTTGAAATCTACTGAACGAGATTGTGATACTGATTTTATTATAAACGATATAGTATTCAAAATGATTGACCCAAACACTTTTGATTATACAGTTAGCTTAATTACAACGAGAAAATATGGACTTATAGAATTATTACAAGCTATTTTAGAGCCAGACCCAAAACAAAGTGATGAGCAAGCAGTAGCACAAAAAATAAAAGCTGATGTTAAAGAAATAACAATAACAGAATTGATTGAGGTAACGAGTGCAGTAACCGATATTATAACATTGACAATAGCAGAGGATATTCAAGACGACCCATTGGGTGCTGGAGTAGAACCGACTTGGGTTCTCGGTCCTTATACACCGACAAGCATTTCAGACCCTAAGCGTGTTGGATTATTAGACCGTTCGTTAAAATTATATTAATAATTAAACATATGATTAAAAAAAATAAATCAGAATCAAAGATTATAGGAAACATTACTTTATTTAAGTTAGCTGGTTATATTACAGAAAAAAGCGAGTTTGCTCATAGAAAGGTTTTAGATTGGTTAAGAGTCGCTGAAAAATCTAGTAATGAAATGGCAGAACTTATATATAGTAGATTAAAAAAAGCAAAGATATTAAAAGAATATCAGACACATCATAATATTATAGTAACGGCTGGTAGAACTGTATTAGCAAGATTATTATCTGGGGACACAACATATTCAGGTGAGGTAAACTACGGGGCTTTAGGGACTGACGATACCGCTGCTGATAATGGCGATACTACATTAGGAACTGAAACATTTAGAAAATTACAATCGAGCCAATCTTATAGTGCCAATGTTTGCTATGTTGATTTTTTCTATTCTGCAACTGACTGCGACGGGACTTATGAAGAGTTTGGCAATTTTATTGATGGCGCTGCTGGTGCTGATACAGGACAATTATTTAGCCATCTAATTACTGGAAGCTGGGTAAAATCTAATACAGAGAGTTTATTCGTTTCTTGTAAATATACAATTTCTTAATATGAAAAATACAGAAATTATAAAAAGGATTTGGAACATAAAAAAACTTGATAAAAGAATGTCAAGCGATGAAAACATTGTAATAGTAAAAGATATTTCAGGAGCTAAAATGATTAAAGTTAAAGATAATAAATTATTAAAAATTAAATAAAAATATATGTCAAATACGGCTCGTCCAAAATCAGCTGGAGATAAATTATCAGCAGATGAGGTAAATAAAGATTTGCCTATTCTTTTAAATGCTGGTGAAACTATCGCTGGTGCTACTTTACCAGTGGCTGTTTATCAATCTACAGCTGACAACGAGGTTTATGCTTGCGACGGGAATGATACAGCTAAGTTAGAGTTTTTAGGTTTTGCTGTCTCTAATTCAACAGACGGAAATCCTATAACAATTCAACCAAAAGGAAAAGTATCTGGATTTACAGGATTAACTGAGGGGGCAAAATATTATATTCAAGATGATAAAACTATTGGAACGACTATCGGAACTTATGAAAGTTTAGTTGGTGTTGCTATTAGTGAAACAGAATTATTTATATTAAAACAAGGAAAAAATAGAACATATAGCGGTGTTAATACATTAGACGCTACTGAAAGCACAACTATAACAATAGGATTTAGACCATCAGCAATATTAGTTTATGCAACAAAAACTACATCTGGTACTTCTAGTTATGAAGATGTTAGTCAGGGTTCTTGGACTGCGAAAGGTGGTAATCATTGTGTGTATCAAAAGGGTAGTGGTCAGAGCGGATATTCTGCTAAAGCATATTATACTTACGCTGGAAATGGTGTAATAGATACAATAACTGATTCAGGTTTTAATTTCAATCATACAGACGGAAATAGTGAAGTATATGTAGTATGGACTGCAATAGAATAATAAATAAATAAAATCAGCTTCTACCATTGGCAAGGTCTTAATTTCAAGAATGGTCATCTTTGAGATTAAGTTTGAAGCTATTTAGCCCCTCTTATATTAGGAGGGGTTTTTTACTTGACTTATTAAAATAGATACGCTATAATTAAAGAGTAGTCGAGAGCAGTATATAAAATATATTTTATCTAGTAAAAAACCGTAGGAATGCTCTCGACAAGCCCTGCGGTTTTTTGCTGGATAGAGGATAAAATTATGAGAGAAATATTTAAAGACATAAAAAATTATAATGGATTATTAAAGAATTGTGGTAGAAAAAAGTTATCCACAGGAAAGACTTGACTTTATTGACAAAATGAAATATAATAAAGAG